ATTGAACAAGTGATGGAATCGCTTGACAATGTAGCGTTTTTTCTCAACTAAATCAAACGGTTAGGGAAAAAAGAGGTTGACAACACCGTATAAGTTGTTGTATAGTACTATTATGCACTAGACGAAGTCTAGATGTATCTTTATATTTTATTATGGCTAATATAGGCTAACATAGGCTAACAAAGGAAAATTATTATGGCATCACTAGCAGAAATCCGTGCGAAACTTTTGGAACAAGAGCAAAAGGCACAAGGCAAATCAAACAATCAACAAGGCGGCGATAACACAGTTTATCCATTTTGGAACATCGCCGAAGGTAGCAGCGCAACGCTACGTTTTCTCCCAGACGCAGACGAATCAAACATTTACTTTTGGAAAGAACGCCAAATGATCCGTATTCCGTTCAGCGGAGTAAAAGGACAAGACGAACACAAGCAAGTAACAGTAACAGTTCCTTGTGTTGAAATGTGGGGTGACACTTGCCCAGTACATGCAGAAATTCGTCCATGGTTCAAAGATCCATCATTGGAAGATACAGCACGTAAGTATTGGAAAAAGCGTTCATACATTTTCCAAGGCTTTGTAACTGAAAGCCCAATGGCAGAAGACAACGTTCCTGAGAATCCAATTCGTCGTTTCGTTATCAATCCAAGTATTTTCAACATCATCAAAGCAGCTCTTATGGATCCTGACTTCCCAGAGATTCCAACAGACTATGAGCAAGGTACAGACTTCAAACTAGTCAAAACACAAAAAGGTCAGTATGCTGATTACTCAACATCAAACTGGGCTCGTCGTGAGCGTGGTTTATCAGATGCAGAGCGTCAAGCAGTTGAAACACATGGCTTGTTTGACTTGAATGAGTTTATGCCAAAGCAGCCTGGACAAGAAGAAATGAACGCTATCTTTGAAATGTTTGAAGCAAGTGTTGAAGGTCAAGCTTACGATGTAGATCGTTGGGGTACTTACTATCGTCCATGGGGCGTAGAGGCACCAGCCGGCGCACGTCCACAAGCTGCAGCACCAGTAGCACCAGCTCCAGTACAAGAAGCAGCACCTGCACCAGCAGCACCAGCAGCTTCAGACACAGGATGGCAAGAACCAGCCGCAGCACCAGCAGCGGCACCAGCAGCAGAAGCTGACAAAGGTTCAGCAGCAGATATTTTAGCTGCAATCCGTGCTCGCAAAACTAGCTAAACAATATTAGGGCAGGCAAAATGTCTGCCCATTTTTCCATAGCATAGGAGATATTATTCTATGGCAAAACCCTTTGACATTACAAAATTCCGTAAAAGTATTACAAAAAGCGTTCCTGGGCTGAGTACAGGATTTAGAGATCCAGACACATGGATTTCAACAGGTAACTATACCCTAAACTATCTTATCAGTGGAGACTTCCACAAAGGTGTTCCGCTAGGTAAAGTTACAGTATTAGCAGGCGAATCAGGTGCCGGTAAATCATATATTGCAAGTGGTAACATTGTAAAAGCAGCACAAGATCAAGGTATCTTTGTTGTACTTATTGACAGTGAAAACGCACTTGACGAAAAGTGGTTGCATGCACTTGACGTAGACACAAGTGAAGATAAACTGCTAAAACTAAACATGGCAATGATTGATGACGTAGCAAGAGTTATCAACGACTTTATGAAAGACTACAAAGACAGCTACGCTGAAAAAGATGATGCAGATCGTCCAAAGGTGTTGTTTGTAGTTGACTCGTTGGGTATGCTACTAACACCAACAGATGTCAACCAGTTTGAAAAAGGTGACCTAAAAGGTGATATGGGCCGTAAGCCTAAAGCACTAGCAGCACTTGTTCGTAACAGTGTAAACATGTTTGGTGATTATAATGTAGGGCTAGTTGCAACTAACCACACATACGCATCGCAGGATATGTTTGATCCAGATGACAAGATCTCAGGTGGGCAGGGCTTTATCTATGCATCAAGTATTGTTGTTGCAATGAAAAAGCTAAAACTAAAAACTGACGCAGATGGCAACAAAACATCACAGGTACATGGTATTAGAGCGGCATGTAAAGTTGTAAAGACACGCTATGCTAAGCCGTTTGAAAGTGTACAAGTTGAGATTCCATACGAAACTGGCATGAGTCCATTTAGTGGACTTACTGACTTCTTAGAAGCAAAAGGTGTGCTAAATAAGTCTGGTAACAGTCTAGAATATATTTCACCAGTAACAGGTGAAGCTATCAAAAAGTTCCGCAAAGCATGGAACAAAGACGAAGACGGTTGTTTGAGTACTATTATGGAAGAATGGGGCTCGCAGCCAGAAGAAGTACTAGAAGAAATGGGCAACGTTGAAATGCCCATGGAAGCAGACGAGGAAAGCTAAAATGACAGACGCATCAGTTGTAATTGATATTTGGACATCTATGAAAGAATACATTCCGGCAAAGGATAGAATCTCAGCCGCAGAGCACTTTCTAACTATAGTAAGCGAAGCAGGGTTAGTTGACGTTGAAGTTGATCACCGTGATTTGTTTGGTAGCTGCAAGGATCTTGATCGTGCAGTACAGGAAGTTGCAGTTGACTTGGACCTTTGTGAGGACGTTGACGACTATAACAACGAGTGGGATGAATGAGTCAGTGGTTCAATGAAATTAGATCTGATCTTGGCAAAATAGTAGACTCAATACTCTACTTCGAAAACCAAATTGACGATGCTAGACTAGATACTAGTCTAAAGGGCAATCTCGAAAAACACAGTCGAGAGATGCCCGGCATCGTTGCACACCGCTTCAATCAATTACAAGAAATTGAAGCAATACTTGAGTATCTCAATATTGAGCTACGAAAGAAACGTACCGAAC